TTACCGTAATGAAACTAGGGAAATCAATAAATCAAGTCTTCGGCACGAAATTACTCAAATCTATTTTGCGAACTGTGATAAGAAAGCTATAGATATGAGAACAAAAGAAGACTTAGCTTCATTATATGATGCATATGCTTCAATAGGCGGAAATTCATTTGCCCATGATTTATACGAAGAAATGTAGAGATGGGATATTATTAAGTAAAAAGAGTGGAGGTAGATAACATCTGCCTCCGTTTTTATCTCTTTACTTTTTTTAAATTTTATGCTATAATTAATTTATAAAGAAAGAGGTGAGAACATGGTAAAAGAAAGTATTGTCAAGAATGGTAAAGAACAGGCTCAACTCGCCGCCATTTTTGAAAGATGGATTGACGAGGGACAGACAGGGCAGGAACTTGTTGTTGAGTCTGATTATGATTTTCGCGGCGAAAAACTTAACCGATATGTTAACTCCCTTGCTTTAAAATTAAAATGGCGTTATAATACAATACATTTTATAGAAAAGGAGTGATGTTATGGAGAAGGTAATTAAACGAAATGGAGAAATCGTTGATTACGAAGGACTAAAAATTGAAAATGCCGTATATGGTGCTTTCAAGGAAGTCTATCCTAACTCAGAAGAACAAGACAGTGTTCTCATTGAAATGGCCGTAAAGATGATGGTTGAGGTTAAGTTTAGTGATGTTGATGCTGTGAGTGTTGAAGAAATACAGGACGCTGTTGAAGAAAGCTTAATGCTGCTTGACAAGGACGTAGCTAAGGCATATATCCAGTATAGATATAAAAGAGCTATAGCAAGAGATTCCCTTGATGCTCAGGTACTTGCTCTCTTAAAGGGAGAAAATGAATACCTGAAAACAGAAAATTCCAATAAAGACTGTGATATAGTAACAACTCAAAGAGATTATATTGCCGGTCTTACAAGTAAGGATATTTCTGCAAGATACCTTTTACCAAAGGATATTATAAAGGCGCATAATGCTGGACTTATTCATTTCCATGATATGGACTATTTTGTGCAGCCAATTAATAACTGCTGTCTATCAAACATGGATGACATGTTACAGAATGGTACAGTTATGAACAAAAAGTTAATTGAACCTTCGAGTAAATTAATGAATAGAACAACAGTTATGACACAGCTCATTACTGCTATTTCAAGTTCTCAGTACGGCGGACAGACAGTTAATTTATCAGCACTCTCACCGTATGTAAGAGAAACTCACGAACGCCTAAAGGAAAAGTATCGTAGCATGGGTTGTCTTGATGAAAAGGGTGTGGAATATTACGCATGGAAAGATATGCAGAAAGAAATCGAAGATGCAGTTCAGACCTTTAATTATCAGATTAATTCAATGTCTACAACAAATGGACAGACACCTTTTATTAGTGTGTTTATGAATATTGGTGATAAGGAAGGTTATGAACAGGAAACAGCCGCACTTATCAGAGAGTTCTTCAAGCAGAGAATTGAGGGTATGAAAAATGAACAGGGTGTTGCAGTTACACAGGAATTCCCTAAGTTACTTTACGTGCTCGATGAAAATAATGTTAAGCCGGGAAGTAAGTATTATGATGTGACTCAGCTTGCCGCAGAATGTGTGGCAAAACGTATGCAGCCTGACTTCATTTCAGCAAAGAAAATGAGAGAATATAAAGACGGCAATGTATATGGTTGTATGGGTTGTCGTAGCTTCCTTTCTGTAGATAGATTTACAGAACAATATGGTAATATTGCAAAGGCAAAGAATTTTGATGGCAAGCCTAAGTTCTGGGGCAGATTCAATCAGGGCGTTGTTTCAATTAACCTTCCGGACGTAGCCTTTTCATCAGGCGGTGATATGGATAAATTTTGGCAGCTTATGGATGAAAGAACAGAGCTTTGTCATAAAGGTTTAAAATGCCGCCACGAAAGACTTGAAGGTACATTATCAGATGTAGCCCCTATCTTATGGCAGCATGGTGCTTTTGCAAGACTTAAGCCGGGCGAAAAGATTGATGAATTACTTCACCATGGTTATTCAACAATTAGTCTTGGTTATGCCGGACTTTATGAGTGTGTTAAGTACATGACAGGTCACTCACATTCTGACCACGGAGTTGGTGAGGAATTTGGACTTAAGGTTATGCAGTACCTTAATGATAAGTGTGAGAAATGGAAGGCCGAAGAAGACATAGACTATTCACCATATGGAACCCCTATTGAGTCCACAACCGATAAATTCGCTCGTGGATTAAAGAAGCGTTTTGGTGATGATATTTTTGTTAAGCTCGATGGTAAAGATAGAAATTACATTACTAATAGTTATCATGTTCCAGTATTTGAACACATCAATCCTTTTGAAAAACTGGAGATTGAAAGTAATTTCCAAGCATTGAGCACAGGTGGTGCTGTTTCATATATTGAAGCCGCAAATCTTGAAAATAATATTGATGCTGTATTACAGGTTATTTCATTTATGTATGACCACATCTTATATGCAGAAATCAATACAAAGTCTGACTATTGTATGAAGTGTGGATATGATAAGGAAATTAAGATTATCACAGATGAAAATGGTAAACTTGATTGGGAATGTCCACAGTGCGGAAACCGTGACCACAGATTTATGTCTGTAGCAAGACGTACCTGTGGATACATAGGTGCAAACTTCTGGAACCAGGGTAGAACAGACGAAATCAATAATAGATTTGTGCATTTAGATTGCCACGAGTTAGGAGAGATTAAATGAACTATGCTAAAATAAATAGCATGGATATAGCCAACGGAGATGGAATTCGAGTTTCCATCTTCTTCTCTGGCTGTGTTCATCACTGTAAGGGTTGTTTTAATAGAGAGTTATGGGACTTTAATTATGGCAAGAAATTTACAGAAAAAACTTTGGAAGATGTAAAGAAAGCTCTTGCGCCGCAATATATAAAAGGACTTTCAGTTTTAGGCGGCGAACCATTTAACCAAGATGCAGAAGAATTCCTTAACTTTATAAAAGAAATAAAGGAAACATATCCGGAAAAGAATATTTGGGTATGGACTGGATATAGCTTTAAAGACATTCAGAATGCAGATGTGCTTGAATATATTGACTATATTGTTGATGGTAGATTTGTGGAAAGTAAGAAAGACCTTACACTTAGATTTCGCGGCTCATCAAATCAACACATTTGGCATAAGATTGATAATGAGTGGAAAAAGGAGGAATAAGATGACTAATACAGAATTATGTAGAGAAATCAAAGAAATGGGTGAAGATTACAGAAACGGTTCTGAACTTTTAAAGATGATGGAATATTACGGTGTAACTAATCTTAGTTCTATTTCTGATGCACAGGCAAAAGCATATTTAGAAATGATTAAAAGGGAGAGAAAGTAATGACAGTAGAATTATTAAGCTCAACAGAAAATCCGGTTTGGACTTGTGCAGTTGCCGCAAGTATGTGTTATGATTCAAAGCCTTCGTATGATACAGTTAAAGGTTGTATTAAGTCCGGTCATCACAGTATCTTAGAACACGCTTCATTTACTTTTAAAATTACAGGAGTAAGCCGCTCACTTCTTGCACAGCTTACAAGACATAGACTTGCTTCGTTTAGTGTACAGTCACAGCGTTATTGCTCCTATGCAGAAGCAGATGTTAATTTTGTTATGCCAGGTAATGACAAGTATCTGAATGGAGAAATACTCGAATCTGCTTATGATTCTCTTTCTGCATACAATCAGATAATTGCACATGGTCATGCTCCGGAAGACGCAAGAGCAGTCCTCCCTAACTGTATGCCTACAAGTCTCTGTATGACAGTTAATCTTAGAGAACTTGCTACAATTTGTAATCAAAGATTATGTGCTCATGCACAGGCTGAGATTCGTCAGCTTTTTGCGGCAATTAAAAAAGTTCTGTTAGATTGCACTAAATTCTCAGACAAAGATAAAGAAATTTTCAGGCTGTTGCTTGTACCAAAGTGTGAAACTCACCCAGTTCCATATTGTACAGAAGCTAAGAGTTGTCACAAATATAAATATTTAACGGAGTTGGTAAAGTAATGGTATATCAGGGTTCAAAGGAAAAACTCGCTAAGGACATCGTTCCGGTTCTTCAGCGTATAATTAAAGAAAATGATATTAAAACATATATCGAACCATTCTGTGGTTCCGCCGCGATAGTTGATAAGATTGTATGCCCGGAGCGTATTGCTTCGGACATTAATCCATATTTAATTAGCTTGCTTAAGTATGCACAATCAGACCCAACATTATCTATGTTTCCGCTAGAGTGTCCAAAAGAACATTATGTGGAAATGAGAGAATGTTTTAAGAAAGATTGCTTCGATGAATATTCTATGGCTTATGTGGCTGGTATTGGATATTTTGCAAGTTATGGCGGCAGATTTTTTGATGGTGGTTATGGTAAAGACCCGTCAGGTAAACGTAACATTTATGCTGAACGTGTGAAGAATATGAGAGAACAAGCTTTACATTTAAAAGGCATTGACTTTTTCTGCCGCGATTATAAGGAATACAGGAGTGAGGATTATGAAAACTGTTTATTCTACATTGATTGGCCGTATGTAGGCACTAAACAATATGGTAGATTTCCATTACGTCATGATGATGAACTTTATAATTGGGTTAGAGAACTTGGTAAGCGTAATCATGTTATAATCAGCGAATACACAATGCCAGAAGACTTCAAGGAAATTTGGCACAAGGAACGAAAAGTTTGTCAAAGGTCTGACAGAGTTAAGGCTGATTCAGCAATTGAAAAATTATTTACAATCTGATAAAATTCCCGTGGTCTTCTGTGACTGCGGGATTTTCCAGTTTTTGTAAAGTATTTACTTTTATTTAAAAATGTGATATAATTGATTTAGAAATTAAAAAGGAGTTGATTAAATGGCTAACGTTGTAGATAATTATGGCGTAGATAAGATTGAACATCTTGAAACACGAGAAGCCATGCGTACTCGAATTCAAGCATATCTTGGTAGTGATGATACAAATGGTATCTATCAGGCATTAAAGGAAATCATCAATAACTCAACAGATGAAGCACTTGCCGGCTACGGTGATAAACTTGAAATTGATGTAGACGAATCTCAGAACAAAATCAGAGTAAGAGACTATGGCCGAGGAGTTCCATTTGGTATAGTAAATGGACGTAACATTCTTGTTGCGATTTATACTGAAGCTCATACAGGTGGTAAGTTTAATAAAGGTGCTTATAAGAATAGTTCAGGTCTGAATGGTCTTGGCGGCACAGCAGTATGTATGTCATCTGAATCATTCTATGTTACGTCTGTAAGAAATGGTACAGCGGCAACAGCAACCTTTAATAAAGGTAATCTTCTTGACTATAAGGAAACTTCAACTAACCTTCCTAATGGTACAACGGTTGAATTTATTCCAGATAAAGAGGTTTATAAAAACATGGAAGATGGCTTTACCTTTGATAAGGTTTGTGAAGATATTAAAAACGTAGCTTATCTTAATAAAGGTATTCGTTTTATAGTTACAAGTAGCGATAAGAAAAAGGAATTCTATTCTGAAAATGGTATTGGCGATTTTATTAAGGAAGTTAGCACAAAACCTTTGATGAAGAATCCTATTATCACCTCGGCAACTGATGGAACGGATACGGTAGAAGTAGCTTTCCTTTGGACTGGCGGAGCAAACAAAGAATATACTTATGTAAATGGTCTTTTCTGTCCAATGGGCGGTCAGCCAATTACAGGTATTCGCCGCAAACTCACAACAAAGATTAAGTCATTAACTGGAAAGAGTTTTGATGTTGATATTATAAGACGAGGTTTTGTAGTTGTTGCTAACTGTAAAGTGCTTGAACCTTCATTCGAAGGACAGACAAAGAGCAAGGTAAACAATACAAACTTATCCACTCTTGCTGGAAAAGCACTTGATGAAGGCTTAGAGAATTTTTCAAAAACATCTGAATTTGAAGCCATTATTGCTCTTATAGAGAAGATTTCAAATGCGGAAAAGATTGCTGATAAGGCAAGAGAAGCTGCTATGAATTCTGAAAAAGAAATTGATTCAATGAGAAAGAAAAAGGGTCTTGTTTTAGATAAGGTAAATGATGCAAAGAAACTTGGCCTTGATTCTACACTTTTTGTTTGTGAGGGCGATTCTGCCGCTGGTTCAGCAGAAAAGGGTAGAGATAAAGACCTTCATGGCATATTTATCGCAAGAGGTAAGTTTATCAATCCATTAACTTGTTCACTGGATAAATACTTATCAAATGCAGAAATTCAGCAAATACAAGTTGCTGTTGGTATTGACCACGGTAAGAAGTTAGACCACAAAAAATTACGCTATGGTCGTATTTGTGTATTCGTTGACCCGGATGTTGACGGTGCTCACATATTCTTACTTTTACTTCTTAACATTTGGCGGCTTTGCCCACAGTTTGTTAAGGAAGGTAGAATTGGTTGGTATCATGCTCCACTCTTTATTGTTGAAAATGGTAAAAAGAAAACTTATTTTTACACAGACGAAGATTACAATGAACGAGGTAGACAGTTACCGGGCGTTGTAAAGAGAGTAAAAGGTCTTGGTCTTTTATCAAAACAGGAATTAAGAGATGCTGTCTTTAATTGCCCTGAAGCACAGGAAATGTTTGAATACACTCCAGAAGCCATGGAAGCTCTTGAAGCATTAATGGGCGCAGATGTTACTCCTAAGAAAGACTTCGTATTTTCAACAATTGACTTTAGCGACTATGGTGAAATGTAATTCTTTACTTTTCTATCAAAACGTGGTATAATAGTTATATTAAAGGAGTGAAGATAAATGTCTTTAAAAAATACAATTGAAAAAAGTTTCGCAACATATGCGGCAATGACAATTCAGCATAGAGCCATTATAGATGCAAGAGATGCGCTTAAACCAGGCCAGAGAATGGCTTTTTATGCTCAGAGTGTTGATAAACTTGTGTGGCCAAAACCGCATAAGAAAACTCATAAGTCAGTAGTAAGTGCCATGGACCATTTTTATGTTCATGGTGATGCTTCTATGATTGACCTACTTTGCAGACTTGCAAGACCAATGTCTATGAGATATTGTCTTGAAGATGGTGTTGGCAACATGGGTACTTATACTCAGCTTACTAACTTTGCCGCGCCGAGATATACAGAAATGCGTTTAGGACAACTCGGTGTTAAAATGGTAGAGGGAACACATAAGGAAACTATTGAAAGATGGTTTGATAATTATGATAATACAGAGCAGTTCCCATCTGTTCTTCCTTCTCTTGGATATTACAATATTGTAAATGGTTCAATTGGTATTGCAACAAGTTTGTCTACATCTATTCCTCAGTTTAATCTGCGCGAAGTTAATGAAGCAATGATTAAGTTACTTTGGAATCCGGATATTGACTTTGATGAAATTTATTGTGCACCAGACTTTACAACAGGCGGTACAATTTTAAATGCCGATGAAGTTAAGGAATCATTAAGAAATGGTAAGGGTAAATCTATTATCATTCGTGGTACACTTGAATATGATAGTGATGATAATTCTATTCGAGTAAAGGAAGTTCCGTATAATGTTGCTACAGGTAGTGTTAAAAAGGAAATTGCCGGAATGTTTGAATCAGAAAAGAAACCATTCCCGGCTAAGGGTATTGCAAGATTTACCGATTCGTCAGAAGAAATGGTTGATATGACAATATGGCTTGAAAAGGGAGTTAACCCAGAAAGCGTTGTTAGAAATCTATATAAATATACTCGTCTTCAGACTTTCTTCCCAATTAACATGATTATGCTTGATAAGGGAACAAGACCTAAACTCTTTACATGGAGAGAAGCCCTTAATGCTCATCTTGACCATGAAAAAGAAGTAAGGACAAAGATTCATGAACTTGAACTTAGAAAGATTGACGAAAGATTACCAATCGTAGAAGCTATCACAATTGCATTGGCAAATGTAGATGAGGTAATTGAAATCATTCGTGGCGCAGAAGATGGTACAAATTCTAAGACTAAGTTAATGGAAAGATTTGGCTATACAGATGCTCAGGCAAATGCGGTTCTTGCTATAACTCTTAAAAAATTAACAAAACTTGAAATTCAGAGTTTTAATGACGAAAAGGAAAAACTGCTTGCGGAAAAGGAATATCATGTTGCAGTTTTAAATGATAAGGATTTACTTTATAAGGAAATTGAAAAAGATTTAAGAGAAATAGCTGAAAAATTTGGTGACGAACGCCGCACTAAACTTATGAACTTAGATTACAAGAATAGTGATGAAGATGCAGAACCAGTTGAACGTAAGGAACTTCTTATCACATATACAAATCTTGGCAATATCTATGCACAGGAAACTACAACTCTTATTGCTCAGAAGCGTGGCGGTAAGGGTACAAACTTTAAGTTAAAGGCTGATGAATATGTTACTCAATCAATCAGTACAGACAATATGGGCTGGTTATATGCTTTCACAAATAAGGGTAAGATGTACAGCGTTATGACAGATAGCATTACTCTTGGCAGAAATAATGCATCAGTATTATTTGGCTTAGAAGCCGGCGAAAAGGTTTCATATATCAATACTTTCTCAAAGAAGTCAGGTGGAAACTATTTCTACTTTATAACAAAAGATGGTATGATTAAGAAAACAGCGGTATCCGAATACAAGAGCCAGAAGAAAGGCATTATCGCTATCAAACTTAAAGACGGCGATGAAGTAGTTACTGTTTTTGCCGCGAACGGTGGTAACATTGGTGTACTTTCAAGCTCCGGTAAGTTTATTGTTTTTGACGGTTCAGACATTTCTGATACAGGTAGAAATACTGCCGGTGTAAGAGCAATCAAGCTTAAAGATGGAGAATCTGTAATTGCTGCCGCAAAGGTAATGGGTGATAATCTTGTAACTGTTTCTGAGTACGGTATGATTAAGAGAACATCCATGTCTGAATTTACAACTCAGAGTCGTGGCGGTACGGGTGTTTTAATCTCCGGTGTATCAACCAATGATAGAATAGTGGACTTCTTGACTTTTAAAGAAGATTGTGATATAATGATTATATCATCAAAGAAAAACATAAAAATTCCTTCAGTTCAGATTTCTACACAGAGCAGAACTGGTAAAGGAAGCAAGGGTATTACTCTTGATGATAAAGAAAAAGTTAAATCAGTTGTAAAAGCGTAATGCTTTACAATTGATGAAAACTATGATATAATATAGATAATGAATAAAGGAGTTGAAAATATGACTTTTAACGAAAAGGTTAATGCTATTAAAAAGTGGAAAGAACCAATAGTTACAGCACTTAATATGGTTCTTGATTCATATTACGAACTCATTGTCAATTATACAAAAGGTGCAGACCATTCTTCGGTAGAACTTAATAAGAATCTACCGGAGGACCTTGCTCCTCTTATTAACGATATTAAGACAGATATTGATAAGTATAATGACATCAGACGTAAACTTCTCGCTGATGATTTTTCTGTAACTCCTCTTGAAGTTGGTTACATTAATAATGCTCTCACTTTTGCGATGATAAGGTTTGATAAGATTATCGACTATACAACAAATGCGAGAGAGATTACAAAAACAATTTCTGTGGTTCTTACCTCAGATGAAAATTAAAAAGTGAAAAGCTTTACAAATCTTAAAGATTATGTTATAATAAATACATAATAAAAAAGACGAAAACTTTTTAGAAAAATTAAAAAGTGAAAGGCTTTACAAAAACAGAAAAATGTGTTATAATTAATACATAGTAAAGATGATGTGAAAAGTTTAATTTTCCTTTCTCATGGTTTGTTCATTCCCTCCTGTAATATGATATACAACATCATCTTTGCGGCTTAGGTAGTTGGTATTTAATAAGGTTCGATTCCTTATCCTAGGCTTATAAATAGCACGCCATGCTATTTAGAAAAAAACAAAATAATTTTTTATATTTAACAAGGAGTGATTTAATTATGGCAAAGACAAAGGGTAACTCAGAAAACACAATCAAGATTGTAAATTACATGAAGGGAATCGGCGTGGGTGCAAAGCAGTCAGGCAAGGAAATCGCAGAAGCTCTCGGTTTCGAAAAGGTAGCTACTGTAACAGGCACAATGCTTTCTCTTTATAAGAAGGGTGTAGTTGATAAGGAAAAGACAGAGAATGGTACTCTCTACTTCCTTACAGCAGACGGCGCTAACTACGACCCAACAGTAGTTCCAACAGAAGCCTAATCTACGGGCTTAACTCAACTGAAGTGACTGAGGGGATGTTCCCCTCGTTGCTTCTTTAATTTTATTAATATGTTTATTTAAGTTTGGAGGAATTAATTTATGTTAAGTATTACAAAGCAGAGTGATAATTCAGTAAATATCGTTGGTGTTTTAAAAGAAAGAAACGTTGAGGAAAAGGTAAGTCAGTCAGGTAAGGCATATGTTCGCGGCACAGCAATAATCAGCACTGTTACACAGGTTGACGGCAAGGCAGTTGAAAGTGACCACAAGATTGAAAAGATGGTATTCAAGCTTAAGAAAGATGGTTCTGAAAATAAGCTTTATGACGCAGTTAAGGACTGGGAAAAGCTTGTTTCTGTTGCTTCAGCAACTGACCAGGTTCCAGCTTCAAGAGTTTGCCTCCAGAGTTCAAGCCTTGAGGAAAATATGTTCCTTCCAAATGGTAAGGATACTGTTAAGGACGTAAAGTCTACTACAAAGATTAACGTAGGCTGGTTAAAGCCATCTAATGACGAAAATGATAAGTCTGAATATACATTAACTGGTGTCGTTGTTAAAGACCCAATAGAACAGGAAAAGAACGGCGAACTTACAGGCAATCTTGTACTTAAGGTTGGCGTATTTGGTTATTGCAATGAAAAGGAAAACCCAGATGGTAACATTAGTATTCTTGACCTTCTTGTTACAACTCCATTAGGTATTAATTGGGTAAGAAGTAACGTTAAGGAAGGCGATACAATTCTTGTTCAGGGTGATATTATCAACTCATTCAAGAAAGTTGTCACAGTAGATACAGAAGGTTTCGGTGAAATTTCCAAGGAGAGCACAGTTTCTATCAAGGAATATCGCGTAAGAGCGGCTAAGGTTCTTGACGAGGAAAATTCATATGACTACTCTGACGTTAAAAGAGCAATGGCTGCAAGAATGGCTAAAAAGGAAGATGTAGTTGCTAAGGCTAAGGAAAGAGCCGCAAATTCAGCAGCTTCAGCTTCAGCAAAGAGCGGTCTTAACGACTTTGGTATGGACGACGCAGTTCCGTTTTAATTAATTAAGGGAGATTAATTTCTCCCTTTTATTTATATTAACATATGACATGATTTTATAAAGGAGAGATTAAAATGGGTATTGATTTAAAAGCACTTAAACCACATCGTATATCAAAGAATTTAAGAGGAAAGAGTTTACTTCTCTATGGACCTCCAGGTTCAGGTAAGACAACTTTTGGTACAAACTATAGTAAGTCACTGTTACTTGCGTTTGAAAGAGGTTACAATGCTCTTGATAACATCATGGTACAGGACATTAAGACTTGGCAGGAATATAAATAGGTTGTTTCACAGCTCTGTCGAGATGATGAACTCAAAGAGTTATATGAAACACTTGTTATAGACACTTGCGGCGAAGCTTGGGCACTTTGCGAAAAGTATATCTGCTCAAAGCGTGACATTGAAGACCTCGGTGATGAAGGATATGGTAAAGCATACAAGGCCGCAGAAAAGGAATTTGCTTCCGTCTTCAGAGAATTAACATATAATGGTTATGGTCTTGTTCTTATTGCTCACGAAAAGATAGCTACAGACAAGGATAATCAGGATATTAAGTACATTGCTCCAGACCTTAGCTCAAAGGCTTTTGCAGTTATTAATAAGCTTGTTGATAACATTGCTTACATTAAGACTATTAATAATGGCTCGGAAGAAAAGAGAGTAATGATACTTAGAGATAATTCCGGCAAGGTTGTTGTTAAGTCAAGACATAAGCACATTGCCCCTTATGTTGAACTTGGTTACGATAACTACGTAAATGCTCTTTACGAAGCTATTGATAAGGAAGCTAAGGAACACGGCAATGAAGCTACTGAAGAACTTAACCCAACAGCAAAGCTTGATTATGATACACTCATGATTGAAGCAAGAGATGTATGGGGACAGGTTATTCAGCAAGAAAAGGGTCCAGAAGCTATGGCAATCCTTGAAGAAGAATTTGGTAAACCTACTAAGTTCTCAGAAGTTGACCCAGCAGAAGTTGAAAAACTCAACGCAGCAATTGTTAGAATAAAAGAAATCGTTTAATTCAGAAGGGAGGAGTAAGATAATCGAAACTTACTTCTCCCCTTTTGCATTAATAAAGGAGTGAATATTTTGAAAAAAGTTTTAGATACCAACGTATTACTTGATTATCCTCAGATAGTAACTAAAGATACTGAAGAATGGGTAATACCTCTTGTAGTTTTAAAAGAAATTGACGGACTTAAAATGAACATGAATCCGGAAACATCAAGAAAAGCTCGAAAGGCTGCAGTTTTCGCGGCAAAGAATATGGACAATATCACATGGGATTTTACAGTAGAAGGCAGTTCTGTTGATAATATTCTTCTTGATATTGTTGCATAGAATAAAGATTATATACTTGTTACAAATGATGTTTCTTTAAAAGTAATTGCCAAAGCAAATGGTATTCCTGTTGAAGGATATAGTTGGAAAGATGATTATACTGGAGTTCTTTATGTAGAGCCTGAGACTATGAGTGTTGATGAATATAATGAAATTCTGAGCAAACTTATTAATACTGGTGACTATGATAAAGAGAACTACAAGTTTAGTCCGGGCGAATATCTTATCGTGCCGCCATATTGTACAGATGATAAGAGCAAAAGTACAATCTTTAAATACAGCACTGAGGGATTCTTTGAACAGGTTTCACTCAGACAGACAATCAAGAATCATTGGATTGACACAATCAGGCCGCGAAATGATGAACAGATTTGCTTGTTTGACCTTTTGAATAGTAGCGTTCCAGTTGTATACGCTGGTGGCGGCTATGGTACAGGTAAGAGCTTCCTTACTCACAATTATGCAATTGGAGAACTTGAAGCACAGCGCATCAAGAAAATCGTTTACGTTCCAAACAATGCTTATGCACAAGACTCAATGGAACTTGGCTTCCTTCCGGGCGATAGTTTTGAAAAATTAATTCCAAGTATTGGTCCACTCATTGACCAAGTAGGTATTGACCAAATTAATCGTTGGATAGCTAACGAAGAACTCGAAATTGTTCCTCTTGCATTTATGAGAGGTCGTAGCTTTAATGATGCTATTATCTTAGTTTCAGAAGCCGAAAACCTTACTGAAAGCCACATTAAACTTCTTATCTCACGTTGCGGCGAAAACACACGTATCTTCTTTGATGGAGATATTGACCAGGCCGACAGTGCAATCTTTAAGGATAGAAATGGTCTTAAGTTATTACTTAACCTCCACAAAACTGAAATGGCTGACCTTTTCGGAACAGTCTTCCTTACAAAGATAGAAAGAAGTAAAACAGCAGAACTTGCAAATACTCTCGATGAACTTTAATATTTTCGCGGCGGGATTATATATCTTGCCGCGATTTTTATCTCTTTACTTTTTTAGAAATTTGTGTTATAATATAACTATAAAGTTAAAAGAAGAGGGTGAGGACAAATGATAGATGTTCTTACTGCGGAGCAAATATTTGTCCTGTATGAGAGATTACACAACAAAGCAGAAGTTGCTCGCAGATTAGGAGTCAGTCCAACAACTGTAGCAAAATACATTGAACAGGAGGGATTAATTATTAGCAAGGAAAGAACTAAGATAACTCCGGAAATCGTTCAAAAGATTAACGATTTATATTCCCAGTATAGAAATCAGGCAAAAGTAGCAAGGGAATTAGGAATATCAAACACAACTGTAAAAAAGTATTTATCGCCTGAAAATTTAGCAATAAGTAATCAGATATATGATGATAGGGATGCCCTTTGGTATTACATCATTAGACTATTTGGTGTGTATGATGCTGAAAACGATATACCAGTTGATGGACATAATATTCAGCTTATGAATTTATATGTCAAGAAAGGTATTAACTATCGTGCTCAACTTTTAATCCTTAAATGGTTTTATGAGATTAAGAGGAATAAGGTACAGGATAGATACAAGACTATTGGTATTATTCCTCATGTTTATAGCGATGCTCTAGCATATTACAAACAGCAAGCTCACAAGGCACAGGAAATTAATGAGGGAATTAAAAAGCAGCTTGAACAGGATAGAATTGAAATTCCATACAATCCTAATAACTATTTAAGTAAACGCAAAAAGAAGAAAGAAATAGATTTAGATTCGGTTGGTGAAATGAATGATTAAGGTAGATAGACACACAGTAATACAAATACTCGGTGGGTTAATGGCTCGCCCGGATTATTTAGCTGATACAGATAAGTATTGTCTTGAACCGGCCAATTTTCCAAATCTGTTAGACAGATATATTTTTGCTTGCATTAATAATCTATATAACTGCGGCGATGGTGCAAATAAGATTCGTTCAATAGACATTATAGAAGCTCTCAAAGTAAATGCTTCGGCCTACGCTATTTTTGAAAAAGAAAATGGTGAAACATTCTTACAGGACTGTGAAGCAAACGGAGAGCCGGAAAACTTCGATTACTACTACAAGAAACTTAAAAAGATTAATCTGATTATTGACCTTAATAAAATGGGTTATAATACAGAGCAGTTTTATAGTGAGAATTTACTTGATGTAAATGCAAATGAGAATTTTGACAAATTAACAACAGATGACATTCTTAACAAAATTAAACTTGAAACCGCTAATCTTGAAAATAAGTATGCCTTCAATAACAAAATATCAGAAGGTAAGCCAACTGACGGAATACTTGATTTGGTTCTCTCTTTACGAGCAGCCCCGGAAATTGGTTGTAGATTACAGGGTGATATTTATAATACTGTTCTTCGCGGCGGAAGAAAAGGTAAAATGTATCTTAGGTCTGCTGGTAGCGGTGTTGGTAAAACTCGTCGTATGGTTGGTGATGCTTGTTATATAGCTTATCCAATTCGTTTTGATAACAACACAAATCAGTGGGTATCCACAGGAAGTTGTGAAAAGGTTTTATATATTATGACAGAACAAGATACAGAAGAAATCAACACAATGATTTTGTCTTATCTTAGCGGCATTAATGAAGAAAAGCTTGTTTATGGTAACTACACAGATGAAGAACTTGAACGCTATAAGATAGCTATTGACATCATGAATAGATATGATGATAACTTCTTCTACGTAAGAATACCAGACCCATGTGCTTCTATCGTAAAGAATGTATGTAGAAGATATAACATTCAGTATGGTGTTGAAAATATCTTCTATGATTACATATTCTCTTCACCAGCAATGTTAAATGAATATCGTGATTTAAAACTACCAGAATTTGTATGTTTAAGACTGTTTGCTACAGCTATCAAAAACTTAGCTGTAGAACTTAATGCTTTCATTATGACTTCAACTCAGATAAGTAATGATGATGATAAGACTGGTGGCTTTAGAGATTATCACTGTATTCAGGGTGCAAAGCAGATTGTAAACCTTGCTGACGCAGCTGGAATAGTTTCAAGACCAACCAAAGAAGAACTTACTCAGCTTGGTTCTATTCTTGAAACAGTTGGTGTTGTTCCAAACTGTGTACATGATATATTTAAGAACAGACGAGGACGTTGGACTCAGGTAAGAATTTGGTCTTATGTGGATTTAGGTACTTTAAGAACAAGGGACTTATTTATCACAACCGCCAATATGAAACCAATTGAAGAGTTTAAGATAATGGATTACAAGATGGAAGAAGATTTCTCAGATGTTTGTGAGTTCTATAATGGCGGCGAATGTAAAGTTCCAATTATTACTCAGGCTGAAGAAATACCTAACGAGCCGGTAACTCCAAAGCGACTTGATATGGTTGACTTTACAGAAGTTTCATTAAGTGATATAAAACCGGAAGAACTTGTTAATGCCTTCCATGAACGTGAAAAAATTGATATAGACTTAGAAAATGTTAGCTTAGGAGATTTAATATGACATTAAAAGAAATTGCAGATTCTCTTTCAACTGATAGAGTAATTGAATTAATGGCTTCTCTCGGCGCGACCGAGTGTAAGAAAACTCATGATGCTGTTATGTTCAATACAATCTGCCATAACTGTGATGAACATGACGGTTCAATGAAGTTATATTACTATCCAAAAACTCATACTTTTCATTGCTATACAAAGTGTGGCGAAACATTTAACATTTATGAAATGTTTAAGAAAAGATATGAGTTACTGGATACTCCTTATGATTTTTATAAGGATATTGTAAAGAAGATAGATAATGGTCAGGGACAAATTCAAACAATAGGTTCATTCTATGAAGTATATGAATCTATCTACGAAAAAGATGACCACAATGTTAATGTTACTATTCCACAATTGCCGGAATCTGTATTAAATATCTATACTTATTATCCAACACCAGAATGGCTAAGTGATGGTATTTCAGCAGAATCAATGAAGCTTTATAACATAAAATATTCTATTTCCGAAAATAAAATTATTATTCCTCATTATAATTGTGATGGTAATTTAATTGGTATTCGTGGCAGAGCCTTAAATGATGAAGATTTAGTTTTTGGTAAATATATGCCAGTTATGATAGAAGGTAGATTATATAATCATCCTCTTGCTTTTAATCTCTATGGGCTTAATGTGGTTAAAGATAATATTAAGAAAATGAAAATAGCTATTATTGCAGAAGGCGAAAAAAGTGCATTACAGGCCAATACCTTTTTGGGTAAAGATAGGAATGTAGTTGTGGCTTGCTGTGGTAGTAGTATTCATAAATATCAAATAGAACTTTTGCGGCGAGTTGGTGCAGAAAGAATTATTATAGCTTTTGATAAAGAGGGCGAAAATTTTAAAGAGCAAAACCTTTATATCAAAAAGCTTAGTTCTATTTGTAATAGATATAAAAATATTGTTAACATGGGATATATGTATGATTCCCAAAAATTACTTAGCTTAAAACAGTCACCATTTGATAAGGGTCTTGATATATTCAACGCCCTAATGAAAACAGTGACTTGGGTTTAAAATTTATAAAGAGAGAGATGATAAACTAAATGAAGTATTTAAGAAAAACGTCTTATGACATTCGACAGGATTATGGTCGCAACTTGCTAAGGGATAGAGGTATTCTAAATGAATAGAATGTAAGCACCTTCTTTGCGCCGCGATTAGACCATGTATGTAATTGGAATTTACTGGATAATATTATTGCGGCAGCTCATATGATTATTAAGCATGCAAAGTTAAATCACAAAGCTTTGCTTGTAGTTGACTGTGACGTAGATGGTTACACAAGTAGTTCACTTATGTATCGCTATTTAACAGAACAGTGGCCGACCCTCGAAATCGAGTTTTGGATTCATACTGAAAAGCAGCATGGATTTGATGATGACCTTATGGAATACCTTACTCAGAGTGGACAGATTTTTGATTTAATCATTATGCCCGATGCTGGTACAAATGATGTAAAACAACAGACTATTCTTGCCGCAATGGGATATGATATTGTTATTGCAGACCATCATGAATGGGAAGGTAAGTCTTGCGAATATGACAATGTAATTGTTGTTAATAATCAAATGTCAGAAAACTATTCAAATAAAGAAGCTAGTGGTGTCGGTGTAGTTTGGCAACTTATTAGATGCATTAATTCAATACATGGTCCGGGGTCAGACTTACTAGAATATTTAGATACAGTTGCTCTTGGCGAAGTTTCAGATATGATGCAAGGAACTACACCAGAGAACCGATTTATATTTGAATATGGTTTATCCCATGTTCAGAATGAGTTTTTCCAAACTTTCATAAGAAAGCAGTGTTTCTCCTTATTTGGTATTTCAGCAGATAAGTGGTCCGATAGTTATTACACAAACGGTAAGCTTACTCAGGTGGGCGTAGCTTTTTACATTACGCCATATATCAACGCTCTTATTAGAGTTGGTACACAAGAAGCAAAGACACTTATGTTCCAGGCTATGTGTGGTATTCCTTCGAGCAAGGTTCATAAAGACAACAGAACAGATGCTGAGCAGTGTTTCTACGATTGTTCTGCCGCAAAAAGATTACAGGATAAATTAAAGAATGAGGCCGTAGAACAGCTTAGTATTCAGATTACTAATAACTGTTTAGAGGACAATAAAATTCTCATACTTAATGGTGATGACCTTGATGTACCAAATACATTAACTGGTTTATGTGCTATGGGTATTGCGGCGAAATATAAGAAGCCAACATTACTCGGAAGAACCAATGATGGATATATTAAAGGCTCTTTCCGTGGTAGAGAAGATAGTGAACTTAAGGACTTAAAAAAGTTCTTGTCGGAAAGCAAACTTACTGACTATGCATTAGGCCATGCCAACGCAGGAGGTTGGTCATTAAAAACAAAATTCATAGATGAACTAACAAATTATGCCAATACAGAACTTGCTAACGTAGATTTTGGCGAAGGATTCTATGATGTTGATTTTGTGTTTGAAGCAGAAGAAGATTCTGATATGTCTGATTGTATTTATGACTTAGAAAACTATAAGAATATTTGGGGTCAGGGCTGTAAGCAACCAATACTTGCAATCAACAATCTTACTATTGATGGTAGTAATATATCAATAATTGGTAAGAACGCAGATACCCTTAAATTCACTTGCGGCAAAATCACATATATAAAGTTTAAGGCGAAAGACCTATGTGAAAAGCTTTCGGGCAGAAGTGGTAAGATTGCACTTAATATAGTTGGTAAAACTAATGTTAATGAGTTTATGGGAAGAACTACACCATAGATTATGATTGACGACCTTGAAGAAGTTAATCCGCTTTCCCAGGAACAGCAAGAACTACGTGAAGATTTTAAAACGTCATACGAAGATTTATATAGTTTTTAAACTATTTACTTTTTAAAAATAATGTGCTATAATATATATAGAAAATAAAAATTAAGGAGTGATTATTTAATGGAAGAAATGTTAATCAAGCAAACTGACGAAATTATGGTATCAACAGAGGAAGAAGCGGCGGCTCTTATTCAGAGTTTTAAGGATAAGGCTGGTTCTGAGGGTTATGAAATTGCCAACTATTCTTCAACTCATAAGGAGAAGAAGTCAAAGGGCGAAGTTATTGACGAATACTACATCGTTAAGATTACTAAGAAATGGTGCTAATACCAGAAAGGGAAAGTTATGACATACTTAGAATTTTTAGAAACTATTGTTGATGCGGTGAAGGACCTTGCTCCTTCTGCCGCAATCACCCATTACAAAAAGGGTTATATTCCAACGGAAGATGAAATGGATATGATAAGGGAACTTAATCACAAGTACGCAAACAAGGAAAATTCAAGTGAACTTCTCATTGAAGCTCTTGTTGTTGAAATGTATGAGAAAAGCTATATAACCCTTAATCTTGATAGCATTTACGAAAAGAATTTAACGGTAGATGAAATCAAGGAATTAGTCAAAGATAGGGTAGATGTATTTACAAAAGTTTATGGTAATGCTAATGATGTGCTTGATAAGATTGAGGATTTTGACTACATAAAGGATAAGCTGGTAATACGCCTACTCCCTTATGAAGAAAACAAAGCAAAGTTAGAAGATGTAGTTTATGAAAAGTTTTATGACATTGCTATTGTTCTTTACATCGAAATCTCTCATGAAGATGGTGTGCTTAATACAGCCAAGGTAAAGAAAGATTTTGCTGAAAAGTGGCATAAGAGAGCATCTGAATTATTCTCTATTGCTGCTCAGAATGTTATGCGTGACCAGCGCCCTGTAATTGGCGACTTAACAGCGGTTATAAGTGATAATCTTGAAAATGTGTTTTTAGCAACACCCGAAGATTTAGCTTCACATATGGGAGCAACACTTCTTACCACATCACAGAGAACTAATGGTGCAGTTGCAGTCTTTATTCCGGGAGTAGCAGATAAGTTAGCCGAACTTTTTAATGATAGCTTCTATGTAGTTTTTACTTCTATTCACGAAGCTATGATTCACAAGAATGGCGAATCAATAAATGGTATGTACGGAGCCCTTGATAGTACCAACAAAACTTTTGGAATGGAAGATTATTTATCATCAACTATTTATCTCTACGATAAAGATAAGAAAGACTTTTTCCCAGTTGCTAGACTGGAGGATTAACATGAAAGAATATATAAATGTATCTAAGGCATTTGAATCACCTATTTGGTGCTATGCTATGATATGGGCCTTCATGGACAGAAGGGGAGAAGATTTCTTCGACCAGACTAGCGGCTATTTTTATGATAAATATTACGAGGATTTCATTCGGTTTATGTGGGGTCAGGGCGAAATTGATGAGTTTGTCGCTGACAAGCTCTTATCAAAATCAGATAATCCTGACTTTGTTGAAATAGAATGGATATTGGTAAAAGACTTAGACCGTTCGCGCCGCGAAAGCATAGACGAAAAGGTTTGTTTTAAAGTTTATCAGCTTTTTGCAAAGTTCATGAGTTTGGATGAAAACAGAGCCTATATAATGAAGCATATAATGGATGATGAAGATATATGGGACGCACGTGATGAATATGAATATGCAAGACAAGTAATCTCCTTTATGAACAATGTTTTAGAATATGAGGAATATGAAGAAATATCCCTTATGGATATTATATATGGAACAAAACGAGGTGAGATATAATGAAAATTCATACAGATGAAAAAGAAAATTACGTTAAGCGTATTGACAAAATGAAGGAAGACATAGCCCGCCGTAATAAAGAAATTCAGAAGCAGAATAAAGAGAAAAAGAAGGGTTAAGTAGATTAAGGTCAGGATTAAAAGTCTTGACCTTTTTTATATTTTATGATATAATTATATTATAATAAGAAAGGGGAAATAAAAATGGATACTAAGGACACAGAAAAGTTAACTTGTTATAGCTGCACAAATTTCTTTTATGATTGTTTTTGCGGCTATAAAGCTTGTCGCTGTAAAATATATGGAAATATAGATTTAGGACAGTGTGAGAGACACCCAGATTATACAGCACAAACTTGTCCAGACTATAAAAAGACGGAGGGAAAATAATGGAATTCTATGGTTCAATTCACAATCATACAGACATTGGGTCAAATCAGAGATTAAGAGATAGTACAAATACAATTGAATCTCTTTGCTGGTATGCCGCAGAAGATTTAAAACATAACTTTGTAGCAATCACAGACCATGAATCAATTTCTCAGTCTATCAATGCACAGAAAATAGAAAAGAAAATAAGAGAAAAATATCCGGAATTTAAAGTAATTCGTGGTAATGAGATTTATCTTTGCCGCGATGATTTAAACAAAAATACTTATGAACGTGGCGTAGATAAGTTCCCACACTTTATCTTACTTGCAAAGGATGCTGAAGGACATAAGCAGCTTAGAGAATTATCATCAAGAGCTTGGGTTAAGAATAGTTTCTCAACTGGTAAAATGTTAAGAGTACCAACTTTCTATTCAGATTTAAAAGAAGTTATTGGTCAGAATCCAGGCCATGTAATTTTTAGTACAGCTTGTCTTGGTTCAGCGCTTGCACAGAAAGCACTTTTATTTTCTCAGCTTTTAGATGAAAGAATCTATGAACAGATGAAACAGTGGGTAAGGGTTGTATCTAATATTTGCGGCAGAGAAAACTTCTTCTTAGAAGTTCAGCCTTCATTTAACAAGGAACAGATTGCTGTAAATCTTGTTTATAAGAAATTAGCAGAGGAACTTCAGTTCCCAGTGGTTATTTCACTTGATGCTCACTATCTTAAAAAGGAAGATGCCCCAATTCACGAAGCTTTCTTAAACGCACAGGAAGGTGAAAGAGAAGTTAAGTCATTCTATGCATCAACTTACATGATGTCTAGAGAAGAAATTCATGAATATATGGATGAATCAATCGGCACAGAAACAGTAAGTAAGTGGATGAATAACACAAAGCTTATCTACGATATGTGTGAAGATTATGACCTTACAAGACCACTTCATATTCCATATCTTCCTCTTACAATAGATAAGATAACAGATGCAGATTATGAAGAATTTTCCGGCAAGATTAAGGAGTTATCTTACTTCTATCATTCTCCACATCAGCCAGATAGAGATATGGCAGCCGCACTTGTTAAAAAGATTCAGTCAAACAGGGCAGAGTTTGATAACGAAAGATGTTTCAAGGAAATGGATAAAAACCTTGAAGCTATCAGAGTATCAAGTGAAAAGCAGAACACACAGTGGTCAGCTTACCTTTTAAATATGAGAGATTATATCAGAGTAATTTGGGAAAAGGGTAACTCACTTGTTGGTTGTTCAAGAGGTTCGGGCGGTGGCTTCTTACTTCTTTATATGCTTGACATTATTCAGGTTAATCCACTTAGAGAAAAAGCCCCACTTAGATATTGGAGATTCCTTCACTCAGAAAGAGCTTCGGTACTTGATATTGATACGGATATTGAAGGTGGTAAGCGTCCACAGGTTTACAAGGCCTTCCAGGATACATATGGTGAAGATAGAGTTTCAAAGGTTCTTACAATCAGAACCGAAAAAGCTAAGTCTGCTATATTAACCGCTTGCCGCGGACTTGGAGTATCACCGGAAGAAGCAAGTTACTTAGCATCGTTCATTAAGGCGGACCGTGGTCAGCAGAGAACACTTGAACAGACATACTATGGTGATGAAGAAAACGACATTCCACCAGACAAGAAGTTCCAAGAACTTATGGATGGTAAGTATGCAGAAGTTTGGAAAGTAGCTAAGTACATAGCCGGACTTTGTTGTGGTGTTGGCTCACATGCTGGTGGTGTAATCTTCTACGACGAACCAATCATAAACTCAACAGCTCTTATGAGAACTTCAAATGGCGACGTTATTACACAGTATGACCTCCATACACTTGAAGAAGTTTCTCTTATCAAAATCGACCTTCTCTCAATTGAAGCACTTGACCGTATGAGAGCTTGTCTTGATTTACTTGGCGAGTATGGTTACATCAATCCAATGCTTCCACTTAAACAGCGTTATGAAGATACAATTGGTGTTTACAAGATTGAAAGAGATGACCCAGAGATGTGGAAACTCATTCACGAACACAAAATTGAATCTTTATTCCAGATGGAACAGCAGTCAGGTATTAAGGGTATCGCGGCAGTTAAGCCAACAACTCTTGAAGAACTTGCAACTCTTAACTCAGTTATCAGACTTATGGCTCCTGAAAAGGGCGCTGAACAGCCAGTTGATAAGTTTGCGAGATTTAAGAGAAACATCAATGAATGGTATAAAGAAATGGATAAATGGGGAGTATCAAAGGATAAGCAGAAACTTCTCGAACCTTATCTGTTGGAATCAAGCGGTATGTGTGAATCACAGGAACGTTTTATGAGTTTGGTTCAATTACCGGAATGTGGTGGATTTGGTCTTGCGTGGGCCGATAAACTTAGAAAGTCTGTTGCCAAGAAAAATCCAGCCGCTTTCTTAGAACTTGAAAAAGAGTTCTATCAGAGAATGGAAGAACAGAATCTTGATAAGAATTTCTGTAGATATGTATGGCAGGTTTGCGTTGGTGCTTCAAGAGGATATGGATTTAACCTTTCTCACACGCTTGGTTACTCAATTATCGCTTTACAGGAAATGAACTTATACTCTAAGTTCCCAAGTATTTTCTGGGACACAGCAAACCTCATTGTTGATTCTGGTTCAATGAACCTTGAAGACCAGTTTAATGATACAGAAGATGAGGGCGATGAAGAGTCTGAAACAAAGAATACATCAGCTGACTATGGTAAAATAGCTACGGCGATTGGTAAGATGATGGCAAGAAACGTTAAGTTCTCTTTACCAAACATAAATGAATCAAAGTTTACATTCTCACCGAACGTTGAAGAAAATACTATTTATTGTGGTTTCCGTGGTATCACAAGAATCAGTAATGCTCTTATTGAAGAAATCATTAAGAATCGTCCATATGCAAGTTTTGATGATTTTAGAAGTAAGGTTAAGACAAATGTTTTACAGATGACAAATCTTATTAAGTCCGGTGCTTTTGACTGTTTCGGTCGCCGTGAAGATATAATGGAAGAGTTCATCAAATCAATCTCAGACCAGAAGAAAAGAATCACCCTTCAGAATATGAATATGTTATGTGAAAAAGACCTTATTCCTGAAGAACTTGCTTTTGAAAAGAGAGTGTTTAACTTCAATAAATACATCAGTAAGAACTTTAAGAAAGACGGCGAAATCACACTTAACAAGGTTTGCTTAGACTTCTATCTCGAAAACTTTGATGATGCTAAACTTTACGACTACGAAATCAATGGTGATGCGTCAACTGCAAAAATTAAAGAGAAAGATTGGAAGAAAATCTATGATGTTAATATGGATGCCGTGAGAGCGTGGATGAAAGAAAATCACGATGAAATCCTTAATACACTTAATAATACTTTATATATGGAAACATATAACAAGTATGCCGCCGGTAGTCTTAGTAAGTGGGAAATGGATAGTCTTGGTTTCTATTATCACGACCACGAACTTAAGGGTCTTAGAAATGATGTTTACTCTGTTTTAAATTATAGCTCAATTAAAGATTCGGATGTTGCAAGAACTATAACAACAGATGATGGTACTGAAATTGACATCTACAAGATAAGCAGAATTGCCGGAACAGTAGTTGATAAGAATAAAGATAAGGGGCAGGTAATCTTACTTACACCTGATGGAGTAGTTACAGTAAAGGTTTGGAAGAATCAGTTCGCTGAAATGGACAAACAGATAAGCCGCACAAATGCAGATGGAAAGAAAACTGTAATTGAAAAATCATGGTTCCAGAGAGGAACAAAACTTATCATTACTGGTATGAAACGTGATGATACATTCATTCCAAAGAAGTATAAGTCAACAACATTCCCACTCTTCACAAAGATTGAAGAAATGGACGACAAGGGAATGATAACTAAATATACTACAGAAAGGGTTGTGATAGATTGATTGGTTTATACGACATTGACCTTTATCATGGGCAGAACTTTTCATTAAGTCTGCCCTTTATGAAGGTTTATAATTATTTAGTTAAACGTGGCCGCTATCCGGTCATTATGAAAAAGAATGATAAGGGTTCATTATACACCCAAATCTTTTATTTTAAGGAAAGTCCTACACTACAAATTCCAAAGTCACTATTAATCAATTCAGATATTGGTGAGTTTATTGGCTACGGTTTTTGCGGCGAAAGTGGACTAAAAAATCCAGACATTATAAATACCGAGCCTAGTTTTACTCCATATGAGTTAAATTCAAAATACATCAAAAATAAAAACCTTTTCAAAGATATTAAAAAGAATAGTTTGGTAAGCTGGCGAGATAAAGACTTTGCTTGTAAGCAAGGTGACAAATACTTCATAAATGACTATAACTTCTTACTTGAAGAAGATTGGCGCGATGCCTTTAGTTATTTTGATAAAACCTTTGATTTTGTACATCCCCTCTTGCCGCAAAAGGAAGACCTAGAATTTTTGGCAAACCATGGAAACTATGGTCGTTGCACTCAGGTATCCCTTCCATTAGTTACTGAAAAAGAACAGTTAGACCTATGCGGCAGAATAAAGGGTGCTCAATATACGATTGTTGGTCTAACAGAAGAAGAATTGTTCATACAATATTTACTTCTCAAAAATACCGACAACCACGTTCCACTTAATGCTTACTTTAATGATTCATTAATACTCAAATGGTGTCAGTCACCAACACCCCAAAGTTTTGTTGATTTTTGCGGCGACAAATGGAAACAGTCCGACTGGTTAAAATTTAAATACTATCGTCTGTTATACCAAAATCCTACCACAATATCCTATTCTGAATTAAAACAGGAACTCTTTACTTTTTAGTAAAATTATGGTATAATATATACATAAGGTGGTGAAGGAAATGTCAAAGAGTATTGAAGTGTTAAAATTCGAGTTACACGAATTAGAAAAGGATTTACAAAGCATAGACGTATCTACCTTTGTTCTAAATCCACGGATTCCAAAGCTCGTTAAAGATATAAAAGAATTACGAAAAGAGATTAAGGAGGCAGAAAGTAATGAATGAAGATATGAATGTAGATATTCTAAATGAAGACGGCTCATTAAAATCAAAGGAAGACTTTCTCAAAGAAATGGAAGCATTGTACGATGCAATTGAAGAAGAAGTTGAGGAACCATTACTTACAGAAGAAGATTGCGTTGGTTCAAATGAAGTCATTGACATTCTCTCATTTAAAGAAAGAATTATTTGGCTTACAGGAGAAATCGTTGGCGCAACAGACAGAACCTATGGCACATCAAGAGAAATCATTGAAAAGATTCTCGCATGGAACATACAGGATAGGAGCGTAAATGCCGAGGATAGAAAACCAATTCATATCCTTATTAATTCTGAGGGCGGCGATATGATGGAAGCACTTGCCATTATAGATGCTATTCAGAGTTCAAAGACTCCTGTTTACACTCATGTAATTGGTGAAGCTTATAGCGCAGCTTTCCTTATTACTCTTTGCGGCAAGAAAAGATTTGGTACAAGAAATTCAACTTATCTTTTCCACGAAGGTATGGCTGGTTTCGTTGGTGATGCCCACAAGCTCAACCAGGCTGTTCAGTTCTATAAGAACACACTTCTTAAGAAAACAAGAAAGATTATCCTTGATAACTCAAAGATTTCAGAAGAAGCTTATGAGGAACACATTAAAGATGACTGGTTCTTTGATTCAAACGAAGCAGTTAAACTTGGAGTAATAGATGACGTTAATGGAGGTATTTTTGAATGGATTTAAAGAATGAATTTAAAGGCACTATAGCAGATGATATGCTTGAATTATTTGATAGACCCGATGATGAATTTGCTATGCTTGCGCCTTTCATAAAGGCAAAGCTTAAACAGGGATTTGAATCAAAGGAGTATCAGGACCAGTTACTTACACTTGTTGAGATGTATGATTCCGATTCTGTTGAACAGGAAAGTCTTGTAATTGACGAGTTAATCGAAAATATTAAGATTGAGCCTGACCTTTCGGCGGAAAAGAAAGATGTTTTAGTTTATCTTTTCGAGTTACAGAAAGAAGCTTTTGTTAGGGTTAAGGAATATGGCAGAACAAGAATAACAGTTAAGTTTACTAAACTTAGTGAAAACGCAATTACTCCAACTTATGCTCATCCAAGAGATGACGCTGGTTGTGACCTTTATGCCGCAGAAACTGTTGAGATTAAGCCGGGCGAAACAAAGATTGTAAAGACTGATATAGCTGCGGCTGTTCCTATAGGATATGAACTTCAGATTAGACCAAGAAGCGGTATGTCAGCTAAAACTTCTATAAGAATTGCCAATGCTCCGGGCACAGTTGATGCTGGTTATCGTGGCAATATCGGAGTTATTTGTGAAAATCAGCTCACAGATGTTTGGGGTGGTACAAACGAAACTTACACAATTCACAAGGGCGATAAGATTGCACAGGCAGTTCTCAATGAAGTCCCTCTGATTAATTGGGAAGAAGTACCAACCGTTGAAGACCTTGGTTCATCAGAACGCGGGGAAGGCGGCTTCGGTTCAACAGGACAGTGATGTAAGTGGGAAAGAGATTAAGTTACGAAGCGGTAAAGAAAGAAGTCGAAGATGAGGGCTGGACTCTCGTCTCCGACACTTATGTTAATCTGGCCACCCAAATGGATTTTAAATGCCCGAATGGTCATGATAACTACTACACAATGAGCCACTGGCGACATCACAAAGAATGTCCAACCTGTAAGGCTAATAAATATTTTAAAATGACAGACCACGCTCCAAAAAGTACAGGCTTTAGAGTTCTTGCTTTTGACTAGGCAACTGGTGTTAGTGGCTGGTCAGTTTATGATGATGAAAACTTGGTTAAGTTTGGTGCTTGGGATTCAAAAGGCGAAAGTAGTGTTGACAAGATTGCCAAAACCAAATGTTGGGTAGCCAGCATGATATAGTCTTGGCGGCCAGACTTGATAGTATTTGAAGATATTTAGTTCTAGCCTTTTAAAGGCAAAGATGCCGGCGCAGATGTCTAGTCTAACTTATTAGTTTATAAGAAACTTGCTCACCTACAGGGTGTTCTTATGAATTATTGTTATGAGAATGGTTTTACTTATAAAATTGTTCCGGTTGCTACATGGAGAGCACACAGCGGTGTTAAGGGTAAATATAGAACAGACAGAAAACAAAGTGCTTAGTTGATAGTTAAGTCACTTTATGATATTAATGTTACAACAGACGAAGCTGATGCTATTTTAATAGGTCGTTTCGCCGCACATGATAATAAGCAAACTGAATTAGTAAGCTTCTATTAAAAAGAAAGCCCCGTTCTCTTATTGAGAACGGGGTTATTTTATTTTATGAAAGGTTCAAGTAATTCAAGGTCTTCGAGGGTAAAACCAAGACCATCGAATTCATCTAAGCTAAAATAGATGTCTGGGAACTGAACAGGGTGGGTATTAAGTTCATTTACTTTCGCCGCACATTCCTGAATCAATTCTGTTTTAATCTTAAAGCCGCCATCTGCATTGATAACATATTTGCCATCAGAATCCTTTTCTCCATACTCCTGGAGGAGTAGACCTTGCTACTCCCCTAAGAGTTCAAATTCTTCTTTAGCTACTTTTGATATTTTAAGGAACTTGTATTGAGTGTTTATATCAAAAGTTTTTGTTTTTATTTTGTCGATAAGATTAATTAGTCCTTTTAAATCTCCTGCTGAGTATGTCATAATCCTTTTCCTCCTTAATGTGCTCGTGTATCTGCAATTCTCATATTAGCAGCTATCCAATTAAGGAAATTTTGTAATGTTACGTAGCCACCATTAGCGTATCCATTTCCTTGTATGTAAATCTGTTGAGTGTTAGGGAATTGACCCGACTATCCAGTTATTCCGCTGCTATTATCATTTCTTATTCTATCACTCTGTAACCAGTGCCAGTGGTCTGCACTAGCTAATCCAGACGTAGCTTCATTTGCTATTTTATTCATAAGTGGAGTAAGAGCATCCTAATTCGCCGCGATTTGTTTACCGATATATTCTGTAAGACTATCTCCTGTGCTACCTATAATATTTCCAAAATCCATAGTAAGTCTTCCAGTATTATCTATATAAATGCCGGCATTTGCAATTTCAATTTTATCAGCTAGTCCCGATGTGTCATATTGATTCCTTATTGTACCACCGATATAAAGTGAACCATTTTTAAGAATAGACAAGATATTATTAAGTTCTCCGCCGCCACTACTTGAACAGCAAGTAAACAATCTGCTTGATTTATTATCTTCATCCTATGAATTGCCGCTAAGGTCTATCTTGTTATTTAAGTATAAACCTACCGAACCATCACTTGATGGAGCTTCATCATTACCCAAATAAGTCTTGAAATAAGTACCGCTCTAATCATAGATTGTTAAGTTTGTACCTTCTCCATACATGATACCATTAAGGTCTGCCTTAGAGTTTACATCAGCCACAACTGGTTCTCTTGATGTCTATGCTGCTTCATTGTTGTAGGTTCTAGGTTCTGTAGATACTGTTGTTGCTACCACGAAAGTACCTTGTGCAACACCAAGATTATCTTCCTTGTAAATTGGTTTTGATGTTAGGTCTTGCTGATATTCGAATGAGTAATATCTTATAGTCTTAAGAAGTGAGCTGCCGTCTTCTTCATAGTTGAATGTTGCAATTTGTTTAGTAACTTTAGAATAGCCATTTGTCTGGGTTTTAACATAAGCTTCCCCATCACTTGTTTTTGAAGCATAAGTATAAATGATTAAACCGCTATCATCTGAGTTCTTGATAGTAACACTTACTAACTGGTTACTATTATTTAAGATATAAGCTAAGTAATCATTATCGCTGTATAAACCACTTCTAACTACTGTGTAGGTATTGCCAGCGCCAGCGGTTATATCACTTTCAATTAAACCAGTAACAAGTTTTGTACTATCATAACCGAAGTATTCCTGATTACTAAATGTAACTTCATTGCTGTATTTATAACCAGTTATAACATTTATGTTACTATCATTAGTAATGAACATTTCACCAACAAGGTTAATTGCCGCAGTTTCACGAGAAGCTTCTGCGCCAGTCTTTGTTGATGTTGCTGTTCTGAAGATTACCTGTCCGGCGCTATTGTATAAGTAGAAACCTACTTCATCACCTATCTGAGTTTCTGTAGCAATAGTCTTGTCTGAACCAATCTGGCCAGTGTAGTTATAACCGGCTCTAAGTTTGATATGACCATTATTAACAATACTTAAACCAAACTTATTAAATATCGCGGCATCATTAGCATTACGTGAGTCTGTGTTAATAGAAGCTGGGTCACGATAAGCAGAGATACCATTTTTATCCCATAAGAAATAAACATATGAGCTATCTGCAATTCTTATCTTGCCGGCATCTAACGTACCAACTCTGATGTAGTCTGCATTGATACCACTTGGTCCAACACCTACGCTCCAATGCTGACCACCGTCATTTGAGAAGAATAAGCCTTGACCATTTAATTTATATTTGTTAGCGTGGTTATTAATATCACTACCATGAGTACCTGTGCTATCTACCTAAATGTTATCTTCATCAGTATTAATAAGCATTAACTCATTAGTATCAAGTGCGCCCTGTAAGCTATCATTTTTGATATTCTGTAATGATGTAAAGTTTGATGAACGCTTGTAAATATTTTCATTATATGTTAAGTTCTGAACTGTTGCTGAGATTTGCTGGAATAAGTCTTGGAAAGATGTTGTGTAGTTTTGAACTGTAATTGTGTTCTTTGCTGGGTCATCTATGTTTTCAGATGTTACTGAGATAAGAACCTTTAATCTGTTTGGTAAACCGGTGTGTTTGTTTATGCCTAAGATTTCTTCGTCTTCTACGAAAGTAACATCTGCAACCTCAAAGTTATACATATCATATTCTTCACCAAGCGGAGCTAAGTCAATAACGCTAATACCATACTGAACTTTTGGTATTGCACCTTCTGCCGCAACATCAAGTGCGCCGAAGTAATAAGCATTATCGGTTAAGTAGTTATCATCAGACCATGTACCTTCCTTAAGATATGGCTCATATTTTTTATAAAAGGCTGCTGAGATTTGGTTGATAAGCTTAAGATAACTTGCCCTCTCTCTTTTCCATTGCTGGATTTGGAGATATTCTTGGTTGTACTGGCCGAGGATGCCGCAAGTATAAGAATGTTTGTCAATCCAATAATCTTTACTGCCATCAAAGTCAGTAATATGACTAAAGAAATCAACAGCACTATCTTCTGCCGCAGGTACACCATCGAAACAATCTTCTGACCATATATCTGGGTTTGTGTCGCACTTACCATCTGTGTAGAATGTTGAGTAGATTAATTTGGTTAAAATACTCTACTGTTCTGCCAGTCTTGTAAGATATGACTTGTATGCTTGCTGTTCTTCATAGTCAATGCCGCTTGCGCCATATTGTGTTCTGTATCTGTCAAGCTGTTTCTTAATCTTAAGGATTTGTTCCTGTGATGTAATGATAGCCTGATAGTTAACAGTTAGGTTAGCTTCGAGTTCTGTATATGAAGCATCTTGGAGATTAATGATTTTATTAGATAAATCATCGTATTGCTTATTGTAATAACCTAACTGATATAAATATCCAGCCGGGATTTCATCATCAGATGGCTCAATACCATAAAGGTCTTGTTCAACCTCGTACTTATCAAGCATACCCTTTTGAACATAATATGAAAGGTCAATTATGAAGCTATCTCTTGATGGGTTATCTTCTGCAGTTTTAATAGAACATAAACCAGTCTTTGAGATTTCACTATCTACGTCCATTACATACAATTTTGAAACGATTTGGTCACTTGTGATATTTCTTGTAATTTCTTTAAGGTTTTTGCCATAACGGAAACCAATTTGATTTACATTACCTTTTTCTGTAATGTAGAATACCTTTTTGATATAGTCGCCATTAGTATCTTTCTTAAGTGAACCATTTGGATTGTGCTCTGCGTAGAACTGAGGGTAAACCGTAAATACTTTACTGATTTCCTGAATGATGTTAAAACGATTTGACTTTTCAACACTTAATGTTCTTACTCGTCTATCGTGTTTTTCAGTCTTAAATCTGTGAGGACAATAACCGAATTTCTGATAGAAACAAGTTGTTCCCTTGCCGCAATCGCACTGGTCAATTTCTGCATCCTTAATGTAGTAAGGACATTTATTAAGGTCAATGTAATTTGTTTCAATCACATAATCTTCATCTGTATATTTCGCGGCATCGAGAGGTAATGTATTTTGTTTAATTTCATTCACATCAGATGACAAGAACGATTCTGCACCCATTGTGTCGCACATTACATAACCCTGTTTACTTTCATCAAATACTTTTAATCTCTGAATAAAGTATTGCTGATATTCATATGTAGAACCAAGCATAATCTGGTCTTCAAAGATGATTAACTTTTTCATGTCTTCTTCTGTGAAGAACTCTGTATAATGGTAACGTCCATCCTCTGATGTTAAATCTGTCTTACCTTTTGGTGGCCAGAATAAATCTCTACCACTATATCTATAAGTAGCTTCATTAGATGGGAAACAGTCTACACCTTTTGTATAAGCTTCGAATAAGTATAACTTCATAAGTGTAATTGTTTTAGGAGAATCAATTACAAAGTATGGATTCTCAATATCCTTATCAACCTTAAATAGAATAAATCTTAAAGGTGGTAAGTTTTCTTTGTCAATAATTACACTATCATCAGCTTCTTGTGGCGCAGCATCTTGAATTGGATAGGCAAAAGGTTTAGTCGGGCCAAGGTCAAATGTAAGTGTTGTAGAATCAACTAAACTGTACTTACCATCTGAGATTAAACTACCTTTACCAATTTTGATTTGAAAGTCTTTAGTTGCCCAAGCCTGAACGCCTAAGCAGTAAATTTTATCCTTTTCAATTTTCTTTTCCTGGCCAACAATACCGAAGTTTACAACTTCCTGTCCATCTGCTTCTGAGATAACACCCTCTTTGTGTACTATTGTTATACCATCGCCAGCATCGTTTCTCTTTAGGTTAAACTGGTTCTAAGTTGGATTCTTCTGATAGAATGTAGTTTCAGTATCATACTAAATTTTACCATCGACCATTTCAGCATAAGCTATAACGTCTGTTCTTTCGGTAAATACAAATAAGCCTGAATTTTTAAGTGCCTTGTAAATAAAGTCATTCTTATCACATAAATACTTATAAATTTGTGGCTGAGAGGTATCAGGTGCTAAGTCACCATTGATAATCTTTTCCGGATAACCCTTATAGTAAATACTCATACCAATTGCATAAATATCTAAAGGCTTATCATGTTCTTTCTGAGATTCCTGAATAAAGCCTATTAAGTCATCATGGATACGTCTCTTAAGGTCGCACCAACCAACAGCATTATCACCGTTCCAAGGATATTTAACACCTTCGTACATAAAGGTAATAATACCAAGTTCTGCATCTGAATTACGAACTCTTGGGTCAAAGCTACCTGTATAACCTACAGACCATTTGTAACCAATCTGAGCCTGTGCTGGATTATAAACAAGAACTGAGCTATCAATGTTTTCATTATCTTCACTGTACTTTAATCCCTTATGGGTTATTGTAGGTGTAATGAACATTGGGTCTTCTTGTAAATAAGACATTGCAGACCAGCCGTCTATTGAGTCCATGTCTGTACCATTCTGCACAAGGTTTCTTGCAAGCTGTGGTACGATTTGCCTTGTTGCTATCTTAGAACATACACGGTAAAGTTTATCTTCGGAAGTCTTTGGCTCTGCCGCGAAATCCCAATCTTCACTATTGTATTCGTTTGTAAATTCATCAGCTCTACAATTGTAAACTGTTGTGTACTGGTCAATATCTTCTGAAATGTTAATAGCTGTTCTATCTGTGATAGAGAACTTCTTACCTTTTACATAAGTGTGGTCATTAACATCACTAAGATAACCTTCATACCAAACACATCTGTTACCTCTTGATTCAAAGTCTGAGTCAAGAATTTGGTTTGCTGTATCATTCTTAAGATACTTAAATGTGTGGCTGATATATGGATTTGCTATATCTGCTGAACCTAATATTTCGCCGCGAACTAAACGAGTATCTTCAAAAATGTACCATAATTTACTCCATGAGATTGCTCTGTTCCATTCGGCAAGGGTCATGTAGTAGGTATATTCTTTATTTAGGATTACCCCATCTTCGTCAAGTTCGAGTATAGCATCTGATGGGATAGCGTAAAATTGAATGATTGTGCGCGGGTCTATGCTCTAAGGAGCAAGTAAAAGTTTTCCATCATATTTAATTGCTGTTTCTGTGGCCGCCCTGTCGTACTTAACAGTGTCGGAAAAATCTGGTTCAGAATCTTGGCCATAACAGAAGCTTAAACATGAGTAAGGTACATATATGTATCCGTCATGAGCTACGTTTGAAACATATTCTTTGCTAAGAAGATTGATTACGCCGTCGTCTGTGTATTCGTCCCAGAATGTAGTGTTGGCTAAATCATCACTGAGTTCTACGACTCTTGTTTCGTCAGTATAAACATTAGTAATTACGCCTGTACCTTTTTCAGCCTTAATTCTCTCAATCTGAGAATCTTCAAGTTTGAAAGATAATTTATGGGCTGTGATTGTGCCGCCAAAACAGCTAACTGGAATTTTAAATAAACGTTCTTCTTTAAATTCTGTGAAGTCGCCCCAGTTGTTTTCCGGTGCATAATGCCAAATACTATCCTTTAAAGTTCCTCTTGTAAAGTCACCTATTTCTTCAACGTTGTTATATAATTCAGTATCATAAGTAATGCCATAACCATTTCTTGCAAGTTCATCTATAGTAGCATCTTGACAATTAAAGGTTTTAACAATACCGTGTAATACTTTCTTTTCATCAACGCCCTTGATAGTAAATTCATGCCATTTACCTTTGTAATTAAGTTTTAATTTAACCTCTGAAGAAAGCATATCTATGAACTCATTATGAACATAATCTCCAACAAAAGGGTCAAAGTATTTATCAACCATTTGAAAGCTGAGGGATTTGCTTCCCTTCAGCTCTCTTGTGATTGTTATACCTGTTGCTTTGCCCGGATAGTCCATATCGTGAGCACCAATAATTATTCCTTTCTCTTCGGCTTTAGAACCACTACCATTTAACTTTTCAACCCATACTGAAAGTTCATATGGTCTTTTCTAAATTGCCATTTAATCACCTCGCATTAGTAGAATAAAGGTGTGTATTTAATCTATATTTTATTTAACATATCTGCCATTGCCCAATAAAGTGGTGGGAAGTTTGCCCACAAATAGTTACAAGCGTACCACCACCAGTCACTAATATCAGCATTAATGCATCTTACCGGTAAGCCAGTTGCATCGTAGTCATCTAGTGACGGAGGTTCGTGAGTATCTGGGTCAAACCAGATACCT